GTGGATTCGATTATTGCGAGCACTGCCCGAACGATCAGCGGCAAGCTTACCAGGCAGACCGTCTTGTCTAAGATGGATTCTGCATATGGAGGGAGAGCCGGTGACACGAGCGGGTCAGAGATATTGCTGGAGTTCCACCTGAGCCACGCACCAACTAAGGAGCGTATTTCTCTGGTGGATGCCGTGCGTCGGTACCAGTATCTTGCTCGCCCTGCAGATGTTGACGAAGACGCAAAGGCCGGAATGACGGCATTCATGCAACCCCTGCTAGATGGTGGTTTTGTACCGGATGTGTGCAAGAACAATGAGCAGAGGATGGTGGATAAACGTGTCAAAGAACCGACGTGTGTGGACAAGCCTGTGACCAAATTTGTTTTGGATTGCATGGATGAGTTCATCATGAGATTGGTGCCAAAGGAAAGGCAGTACACGTTACATCCCGTGGATGTCGAAGAAGTTTACGCGAGACAGTCGAAGCCTAGCCAGAGAGCAATCCTGGCAGAGGCGGAACACACACGGTCTACAGGCGTTACAAGCCAGTTTGTCAAACGTGAGGCGTACGGGAGCATCAATGATCCTCGAGGAATTTCCACAATTTGTGGTCCTGACAAGAGAGATTATGCTCGTTTCATGTACGCTTTCACTGACGAGGTTATGAAGCCACAGAAGTGGTATGCGTTTGGCAAAACCCCATTGGAGGTTGCCAACCGCGTAGCCGAAGTTGCGCAAATGGCCACTGTGAATGGAGCTAATAAAGACTTTAGTAGAATGGATGGTAGGCACGGGGAGGCACTACATGTATTCGAGCGGAAGGTCTATACAGCTGCATTTAAGCAGTGTTACCATGCACAACTACTGGAGTTGATGGATAAACACCATCATCTTAAAGCCAAGACTGCGTTTGGTATAAGGTACACCACCGCTTTCCACCGCCTGTCGGGCGGAGCGGATACTAGTTGTGGTAATACCTTGGATACCGCGTTCATAGCCTTTCTGACCTACCGAATGCAGGGGTTCCACGCCAATTTGGCCTGGGGCAGCCTCGGCATTTACGGTGGCGATGATGGATTTGACGTTGACGTGGAACCTCGCACCGCGGCCCGAGCGGCTTCGCTTGTAGGTCAGAAGCTCGATTTGGAGACCATCGAGCTGGGTGAGCCGGGTGTTGCATTCCTTGCTAGACGTTATGGGCCCGACGTTTGGTACGGTGACAACAACTCGTGTTGTGATATTAAGCGCCAGCTAGCTAAGTTTCATTTAACAGTGAATCTGCCTAGCAAGGTAACTAAACAACAGAAGCTGCAAGAGAAATCCTTTAGCTTCGCTCTGACCGACAAGAACACGCCGATTTTAGGTGAGTTCGTTAACAAAGCTCTTGAATTATTCCCACTCAGAAGTTCCGAGTACGAGAATGTCCTTGGCACCTGGGGAGTGGAGATGGATGCCGGAAATCAGTATCCAAACTCAAGTGCCGAGTGGATGGACGATATCGTTAGTTCTGAGCTGCCGGACTTTGATGTTGCTCGTTTTCGAGAATGGCTCGCCACATGTGACGGCGGAACAATTTTCAATCCCCCGAGATTTGCTGACTCGGTTCCCCCAAATCCCAAACCTGGTGTCGTCGCCTTTGACTGCGACATCCTTGTTGTCGGGGACAATGGAGGAACTAGTAGTTCAGCTCCCAGAGATACGGACAAATCTGATGTCAAGGCTTATTTCCGACCTAGAAAGCCTAAAACGGAGAGAGATTCGCGCAAGCTGAAACCAGATCCCAACTTGAAATCCAAGGGACCTGGCGCATCAATTGATGCAACCCCGCGCACCACTTAAACGCATAGAGTCAGAAAAATTGAGCTGCAAAGTTTAACGGACCGGCTCCTAACCCGGATAAGAAATCCGCACGGATATCCCATTCGGGGGAACGAAAAAGGCTGCGGTTGGAAGGCGGAAAGTCAGCAATGACGATCCCAAACACAACCAGGTTCGGGAAAGGTGAAGTTGAAAAACAAAGCCTTGAATGGACAACCCTAATAACAGTAACTTGGCACAGAGTAAATGCTACGGCGTTTGCCTC